TAGTGGTGTTGTTGCCGTTAGTCATTGTTACGGTACCTGATGGTGTGATAGTAGTGGCTTGGTTTGTTGCTGTTGTGTTTTCATTACCACGAGTTCCTCCAACAGTATCAAGAGATGCACCTGCAAGCACAAAGCCGTTTACGCCAGAGTTGTCCACTGTGTTTGCACCCATATAATTCATAGCGTGAGTGTGGGCATCTTGTGTGTGGTTGTGACTTTCTGGTGTGCCAGCAAATGTGGCACTGTTGGCGTGTGTATGCAAAGGAAGATTGTTTGCACCAATAGTGAGCGAACCACCAGTGCCAAGCAAAGCCAAAGTACCATTATCACCAATAGGGAACCTACCCTGAAGGTTAGGGGTAGTGGCACCAACCAAAGAAGCAAGTACCGTATATCCAGCAGTGCTAGTACCATTACATAATAGCCACCCTGCTGGTGCAGTAACACCAGTATACATAGTTATGGAACCAACAGGAGCCAAAAACTGTGTTGCAGAAGGAGCCAATTTGCTGTATGTTACAGCACCACTAGCAATCTTTCCTTCACTAATAGCAGAGGAATCAATGTTTGTCCCCGTAGAAATACCTTGTGCAAATGTTTTCACATCATTAAAGTTAGTATTTACTTGTGTTGCCACGGCTGGTGTTCCAGCCGAAAACAAGTTTGTATATGAAAAAGTAGCCATAATTATCCTTTAACCCTTCTTGGACTCCATTTGTATCCAATACTATTAATACCCCACGGTTTCGTGGCTTCACCACTAAACCGAAGTTGAACAGTTTTACATAACCCAAGGTTAGATGCAGTAGCAATACTGCCACCAAGAGTTTCATTAGACCAATATTCACCATTTGGTGTACCACCAGCAGGTTCTAAAGCCCAATTCTCACCCCAAACTAAACCTTGAGTAGTAGATGTTTGTGTTAAAGTAAATTCACGCTTTTCAGAACCCAATGCTTCTTGAAAGTCGTGATAAACTTTAACAGTTAATGTTTGTTGTGAATCAGTTTCACGCAAAACCAACTCTGGTCGTCTAAACATTTTACGCTGCATATAAGAACCAGCATCAAACCATTTAGTACGATAATAACTAGCAAAACCAGTTAAAGAACCATCGGCATTAATATAATCAGAATCAATGCTGTAACGGTCCACCTGCATAACAGCAGGTGTGCTTGGATGAATTGCTACACGCATATCTACACCAGCCTGTGTAGTGAAATCACATCCACCAACAAGTCCCTTGTTGTCGGCTGTTTGAAACATAGTGTAAGAATTCATAGTAGGGTCAAATACAAAATTCACACTTGGATATTCAACAAGCGTTGTTTGCGAATAAGGCAAGGACAACCACACACGACGACCAATCCACGACACACTAATAGATTCTTCAGAAGCACTATTAATATAACCCAAGTCAAACAATGGGCGCAAAGGTTGAAACAAATCAACAACACTGTTGCCATTAGTGTAAAATAAACCGTGATTAGAACTAAAAAAGTAAACACCCGTGTCCGATGCAGCCAAAGCGTGATGAGATGAACAACCAAGTTGTTCACTTAAAGGAACAATACGGAAATCATTATAGTCATAACCATAAATAGCGTAAACTGCTGATTGTTTAAAAACAAGCAGCACACCATTAACAGACACAATTGCTATAATAGAAGGTCCACCACCTTGAATATCAAGGTAATCTTCTTCAACCCAGTTTTCAGGTAGCGACTCATCAGAAAAACGAACCCGATTAGGATAACTAACTCCAGCCTCAACAGTGTTAGCAGCCCACATTTTATTGGCGTGAACAGCAATATGTTCACACTGTGGAAATTTACCAGCAGAAGCAGTGCTGCGTGTTTGCCAAGTATGAGGAGAAGTACCAGAACGAGTTAAGTTAGTTGCATATGTTGTTACACCATCCCATTTGTATGCGCCAGCAGTAGAACTGGAACCAAGAGACATATAAAGAGTGTTTCCCCAAGAAGCAAAACAAACACCGTGAGGAGAAGTAGAAACAATAGGTACCCCACTGGAAACATCAAGACGACTAAAATCAGTACCTGTAGATTTAAAAACATTATGATTATTTGACATCATAATATAATGTGAAGCAGCACTATAAAAAGGATGTAATTTATCTGGTTCCCAAGTACCAGCCACATTAGTAGGGTTAATACGGGTCATACCACCACGACTAAAAACACCACCTCTGGGGTCAACTTCAACATTCAACATTTCAGGAGACTCATTATTAGCCAACTGAAACTGGTCCGAACGCAGATTCAACCCACCAGTAAAATCTTTCTGCTCAAAAATTTGAATCTGAGCCATTTACAAACCCCAATTAGAACGGCTACTACCCAAAGAGCGAATCCAACCATTATAGGTAGGTCGGTGTTCAGTTTGACCAGCGTTTAAACGCATAAGGTTATGACTAGAAGGTGTCGTCGCATTCTTAACAGCCAAAGCCACACCCTCATCAAAAGCACCTTTATACATCTGAGCCATAGCAGTATCTTCAAGTTGTTGATACACACGACTGCACGCATAATAAACAAGAGGGAAATGCAAACTAGGAATAGCATCAACATCGCCACCCTCAGTTTGCCAATCCAACGGTTCACGATAACCACGAGCAGTCAAAGTCCGAACATTGTTCGGCTTTGGATACAAATGAATAGACCCACCCCACAAAGCATAAAACAAAGGGTCAGCATTAGTGTCATAAGAACCAATATAGGTTTGCTCAGCCATATCAAAGCCAATCATATCCATACGGTAACCAGTACCACGATTATCCACAATACTAGAGATTTGACCCATAGGTTCATCAGTTAGCGTGGACAATTCATACGCACGAACACCAGTACGGGTAGTGAAATCAAACGAATACTCAAGAAACGACCAACGCTTCTCAGTATCCAAAATACGGTAGTAACCATCACGGATATACAAATCAAGCAAAGAATCCGACAGGTCAGTAGAATCCAAATCAGTTATAGAACGAACGGCAGACCGAATATCGGCTGCCGTCATAGCCTTATACGCCATCCTTCACCACTTTCTTAGACGAACGAAGATGCCCCATACACAACACCTCATCCTTAACACGCATACCCTCACAAGTATCCTCTTTAGCCGAACATTTATTACCACGCCCCAAATAAGGACCAGAAGCAGCAGCCAAAGTAGAATTCTCACCCTCACCAGCAGGGCGTTGACCATAAACAGGTTCCCCATACAACGAATGTGCAGGAATAGAACCAGCAAGGGCGTGCGAAGAAATAGAACTAGAATTACTCATACTAATAAGTAATTTGTTCTATTTAACACCAACCCTCTGTCTAGCCTTGGCTTTTGCAAGAGCAGCCTTAATAGCATCATATTCAGCCTTACGAGCAGCAGCACCACCCGACGGCTTTTTAGGACTCTTAGGTTTCTTAGCAGCCACACCACCAGCAGGAGGAGGAGGTTTACGCTTCCCACCCTTCGGCTTTTGTCCACGCCCAAACTTCTGTTGGTCAGCACGAATCTCAGCCTTAAGTGCATCAGCCTCATAAGACGCTTTAGACGGCTTAGGAGGGCGCATAGTAGCCTTACGAGGGGGCTGAATAATAGACCCACGAACATTAGATGGCTCTACAGCCGAACCCCTTGGGCGAGGCGTAGGGGCATCACCAGTACGACGAAGAATCTGATTAGCACGCCTCTGCGCTGCACGCTGCTCAGCAGCAGTTTGCGCCATAGTTTTACCCTTAGGAATATAATCCCGTTTAGGTCTAGAAGGCTTGGACAAAGTCTTGGGCTTCTTAGGTGACATACCAGCACTAGGCTTAGAAGTAGGAACATTAGACTGTGGTTTAACCTTAGGTTTTGGCTTTGCTTTAGTTACAGCAGCACCAGCCTTTTTGGCTGGTTTTGTAACAGGAGAAGTAGGATGAACCAAATATGAACTAATAGGATACTGTTTATAAGTTTCTATTCCTTTACGGGTTGATTTCATCCCTGAAAGAATTTTTTTAGAGGTTTTAGCACCAAAGGCTTTAGTTAAACTTTTTGCTAGTTTAGCAATATCGTCAAGAGGGATGTTGATTGCTGGTTTTCCCTTAGCCATAATTATTTAACCTTTTTACCATTAGGAAGCGCATTGACACCTTTTTTTAAAACATCAGGTGCGTTATATAACATTGCGCCTTTAATTGCTCCACGAACGGCTTTTGCTGTTTTATAGTATTTAGCACCTTTTACCATTTTATCAACAACTTTAAAACCTTTACCATATGGAATAACCCACATACCAGTATTTACTGCAACATCTTTCCAACCCTTATTAGGGTCACCAAGTTGTGATTTCATTGCAGTAGTTATGCCTTTAACTGCTTTATTGCCACCTTTAGCAACTGCCTGTGTGCTTTTGTTGCTTACATTCTGTGCCCGTGAAAGTGCAGCACTAGCCTGCGCCGTAGCACCTCGTGGTGACGGCTTGTTAAACAGTTTGTTTGCTGCGTCTATAATGTCACGCAAATCTTGTGGTTTTTTAGCAGCCATAATTATTTCTTTTTAGGTGGGCGTGGAGGGCGTGGCACTGCTGTAGCAGCCAGTCGCTTTGCTTTTGCTTCTGCAAGTCTTTTTTCCAACTCTTTAGTTTGGGCTTTAGTCCTTGCAGGAGGGCGAGGAGGAGCAAGCCTGTCAGCCTTTGTTGCTTTTTGTGCTGCAATTTTGGCTATTGCTGCTTTTCGTTTTTCATTCTGCATAGTAGTTAATCGGCTTTTAGTTGGAACAATAGGTGCATAAGTGGTAGGTAAGCCAATGTCCCCTTTGTTTTTCCGATAAAAATTAGATGTTTCAGTGCCAGATTGCATATTTTTGCGAAGTTTTTTCTCAGCAGAAGTGCTTTTTGCTTTTCCAACTTTACGGCTAATTACATTTTTACCGTACACTTCTTTAACAGCACCAGCACGGCGTGCATCACTTAAAACTTTGTGTCGTTTAGCAATTATTTTAACTTCTTTATTTAAAGCATTCTTTTTTGTTGCACGAAAAACTTTCTTAGCAACAGGAATAAGAATATCATCCACAATACCTTGTGAATGTAAACCACCAATTGCAGGTCCACGCTTAGCCATAATTATTTCCCTTTTCGTTTAGGAGGAAGTGGTTTAGTTTCCATTTTCAACTTGTTCAAAGCACCTCTTTGCCTAGAGGACTGCTGTGCTTTAGGTGCAGACTTAACATAACCTTTAGCCCTCATCAACTGCTCTTTACGCAGTTGTTTAACAACTTTAGCATCTGTATTTTTTAAAACAGGATAAGCCTTTTTGACTTGTTTTCTAATTTTAGCATTTCCAACAAGTTTGCCTATTCCTTTAACAACATCATCTACGATGCCTTGTGAATGCAAATTTCCAATAGCAGGTTTTTTAGCAGCCATAATTATTTACTCCCTAGTTTACGGTATTTATGGGCAACCTTGCTGGCTGTACCCAAAGAATCAGTTAGATTCTTTGGCTTTCTGAACGGTCCAGCATACATAGATGTGTTCAAAGAATCAGTAGAATTAAATCTTGCTGGTTTTTGTCCTGTTTGACGCAACTCTCGTGGCAAAATTTGTTTATCTCGTGGGGTTGCACGACCATTAGGCAATGGTCGTCTTTCTAAAGTTCGTCTTTGTTCTGGAGTCGTATGAGGAGTCAACTTCTTCCTAGGAAGTTTTCTGCGTGTTGATTCGTCATCCATATACTCACTCACAGTATCGCTGCGTTTAAACATTTTTTTAGGATATTTTTTGATAGGAAGGGCATTATTGGGATTTGGATTTGGTTGTTTCATAATAATATCCTAGCCTGTAAAGTTCCCGTGTAATTTTCTGTGCTTGTCCAACGCCTGCTTCGCTTTACGCTTATCAGCACCCTTAGCGTTACGGAACTTAGCCTGAAGGTTCAATTGGTCTGCCTTCTTTTTGGCGTTGCCACCCGTTTTCTGTGCAACAGCACGATTACCCATAGCAACAAGCGCATCAGCCCTCTTCTTAGAAACAGGCACTTCTTTACCACCACGAGTCAATTTAGTTCCCTTACGAGAAACAGCCTCAGCAGCAGTAGCAACATTAGCAGCCTTAGTTCCCTGTCTAATAATTCGTGCATCATTTGCACGCTTATCAAGTTCACGCTGTGCAGCAGCATTCTGCTGTGCAGGAGTCAACTTCCTCTTAGGAGCAGCCTTACGAGGCTTTGTTGCCTTCTTAATAGGGGAACCATCCCAATTTTTGCCTTGCTTAGCCATACGCTGCATATGCTTGTCAGCATCAGCAGAAATGGATTCCATATTGCGACGCTTAACTTTGCCACGGACAAGTTGTTGTTCCATCTTGCCTGCTTTAGTACGCATACCAGAAACAGCAGGGTTACCTTTTGATTCCAATTTGCTAACAATACGGTTTGCTTGAGCCTTTTTTGCTGGACCTTTAACACCAGCCAAAGCCAACTTCAGCAATCTTGCAAGGTCATCACCAATAGGTAATTTAGGTTTAGGAGCCATTATATAATCCTTAATATGTCAGACTAGGTGGGGGAAATACATCCCCCACCATTGTCCTCTTTGTTCTACTGCTAATTAAGCAGTTTTCGCTGTCAACTTACCTTGCTTTGCACGGTTACGGATTGTAAGGTTACCGTAGCACATAATCAAAGCGTAGCGTGCATCCATATTTTCAGGGCGTACGAACTCCGTGTTGGAGAACCACTTACCTGAGTGACCCACAAGTGACATATACTTTGAGTTGATAAAGAACATATTCCCTGCTGGACAGTGAACATCGTAAGTTACAGGCGCAGCCTTAAACAACAAGTTCTGGAATCCAGCGTTTGCAGTCGCAGTGTCCGTGTAACGAACCTGTGGTTGCAGAAGTGACTCGTACTTCTCAAACAATGTTTGAGTAGTAAGAACCATATCGGGATGGTCGTTACCGACTGATACAGTGTTGTAGGCTGTAGCCATTTGTGCGAGGGTCAAAGCACCAGCAGTGTTTTCCTCGTACGAACGCCACCAGTTGTTGTCCTGACCAGTTGCTGAGTTGATACCACCAACGGTGTTGCCTGATTCAATCAAGTTTCCAAGACCGTTCCAAGACTTACCTGAGTCTGTACCACCAGCACCAAGGGTGTCGGTTCCGTTACCAAAGAACATCTGGTTGAAACCTTCACGCATAGACTCTTCAGCCTGCATAATTTTGGCTTCAAGCAAGTTAATGATTTCCTGCTCACCGTTGTTCTTTGCCTCTTCAATACCAGAAATTGCAATGCTAGCAGCGTACTGCTTCCATTCAAATTCTGCTGCTGAAATACCAGTTTGTGGTGTCAACGAAATCGTATCGTAACCAGAGTATGGAGCCACAGTTGAGTTCTGACCATAAATCAGAGGCTCAACAATCTTGGTACCACCATTAAGCATACGAATACGACCCTTGTTCATAAGGTGGTATGTAAGTGGGCGTGCTGTAAAGATGTTGTCAGTCAACTGGTCACGATAGTTCGCAAGTGTTGTTGAAAGAATGGCATCAAAGTTACTGTTTCCAGCCATAGTATTTTCCTCCTAGGAAATGTTAAAAATTGGCGTTTAATTGTCTTTTAGCAATCATCCAAGCATCTGAAATATTAGTAATAGGTTCAACAGCATCAGTTGTAGTACTCGCAGTAGCCGAAGAGCCACCAGAAACTACACCAGCCTCACGCTTAGCCTCAACAATGGAAGATTCCTTCTGTTGTTTAATCTGTTGCGCTTGACTTTCCAACTCACGCTGCTTCATCATTTTATCAAAAGCCAGTTGCTTATATATTGCTTCTAAATCGGTTGTGTTGCTGCGTAAAGCAGTCTGCACAACCTCATTTGTGTCAAAATCAGAATATCTAGCCTGCAAACGGGAAATTTCTTTCTCAATCTGCTGTTGAGACTGATACTCTTCAAACTGTGCCAAACGCTGGTCCAACTCACGGATTCTACGCTCACTAGGGTCCATATCCTCTTCATAGGAAGAGTCTATCAATTGCTGTGCTTGCCCTAAAGTTACGCCGTAATGACGGCTTAACAACTCTAGAGTGGCAACAGGGTCACTATCAAGTGCTGTCTGCAATGAACTAGCAAAATTGAGAGATTCTCTCTGCTGTGCTAATTCCTGCGTCTTGCGTGTATAATCTGCCTGTCGTTGATAACCAGCAATCGCCTCAGAAAGAGGAATATGCTGCTCCTCACCATCAAATTTTACAGGGACTCTATAATTAGAGTATTCTGCAACATCCAAAGATGGGCTATCATCTATATGACTATCCTCACTGGAACTAGTTGACCCTTGGGGTTCTACATCAGATATGGGTGCGAAATCTTCGCTCATTTTATTTTTCTCCTAGAGTCCAAAAAAGGTTGCTCATACCTATAGGGGGGTTGTTCCCTATTGGGGTGGAAGTTGTCCTTGCATTGGAGGCATCCCACCCGATTCGGGTGGGATACCTCCACCCATAGCCTCTGGAGGAGGTGGGGGTGCTTGGACAAACTTCTCAGGATTCTTAATATTAAAACCAACCTGAAGAACATAAGCAGCCAGTTCTTGCATATTGATAATGCCCGAACCAGCGAATGGTGCCATAGCATCCACAATCTGTAGAGCCGTTTGACGACGCTGTGCTTCGTTATGGGGTTGTGTTGAGCCACCAACTACTTCAAAGTCAAAGTCGCCTTCTAGGTATTCACGGTCAAATTCAACCCAAAACGGTTCACCGTCTTTACCCACAATACGGGCAACTTGCTTACCAGTCATAAATTGCTGAGCCAACATAAGCATACGGCGAGCAACCTCGCCAATACTTAACTCAACAATAGCCAACTTATCGGCAGTACGAGAGTTAGCAGCATCCTGAACAGCACTGATTTCTGTTGCTGTACGACGAATCTCAGGAATGCCACCATTCATAAACTCAGGCAAACCAGTAATACGGTTAATGTCGTTAGTAATCAAATCGGACTGACTATAGAATTCTGGGGGGCTGATAACAGCAGGGAATGCTGTTACCACGCCACCCAACGGTTCATCAGACACGACAGGCACCATAACATTATCATCATCAGATTCTAGGGCTGTACGACCAAACTGGTCAAACGCTGATTCTTTATAGAGATACTTACGAGAAAACTTCTTACGATGATTCATCATCTGCGTACGGGTTTCGTTCAGTTCCTTCTGTAACGGTTCAATCTGTTCAAGGTCGCCAATAGGGTAAAAGGCATCTGGAACATCATAGTTACGCAACATAACAAAAGGATGTCCAAACGCATACGGCATCTTCGTAGGTTTAATAAGGAACACTTCACTGTTCTCACTGAAAACACACATTGTCTTACTACGGATGTCATAATACTCCCATATTTCAGCATAACCATAATTTTTGTCGTAAACCTTACGCTGACTAGGGTCATCAGAATAACGACTAACAGCCATAATAGTCACATCTTCACGCGCAGTCTTGTTATAACGCTTATCGGACTTTACCTCGGCAATAGGGCGACGGATACGCTGTGCAATCCATTTAGCGTCGTGCATACTTGTAGCATCAGCATCAATAAACACATCAAAAGGGGACACCCGTTCTGCGAACGGAGAGTCCTGAGTTATGACAGAATTACTAGTAGATTCACCACCAGCAACAGGGTCACTATAATCATCCTCAGTATTTTCATAGATTGCTCCCTCTTCAACAAACCTATAACCAGTTTTAATCCATCCGTGACCTACAATAAGTAGGTCTTTAACGGCACGACGAAACTCTTCACGAATATTACGGTACTTCCACCAGTAGTTAACCACAGCCTCAGCGACAACAGCATTAGGTGCATTCTCAGGTTTCTGTGCGTTGACGGTAATCTTGGGGTAGTTCACAGCCACAGCAGGACCAATAACATTGACAGTGGAAAACGAAATGTTAATCAACATTCTGTCCTCGTCACTATAATGGTCATAATGCTTACCCTTGTAGATGTCAACAAGACGCTTCCAAGTAGCGTCGTGTCCTTCATCTTTACGCCACTTTCGTGATGTCTCAATATGTTGACGATATTGAGCAAGTATTTCCGATTGTGATTTACGAGCCATTATTTAACTGTACGACCAAAAGCAGCATCATTAGGGTTCAACCAACGAACCACAGGAGGCAGAAAGGCTGCTGTAATGGCAGCCCACAAAGCCTTGGGAGAGGTTTCGCCAGCCAACACAACCGTCAGAACGGTTGCAGCAGATGCACGGACATAAGAAGCAAAAGCGCACTTTTGTTCCTGAGTAATGTTAAATTTCATTTTTCCTTCTTTCCTTCGTGCCAACCAATATGGTTGTCAACTTTTGTTCCAACTGCATCAACCTTGTATATTACCCGATTAAGCAGTTCCCGACCTTCACTATGTTGGCTTGAGTTTTCCCTACGCAACAACTGCATAAGAACCATTAATGGACCACCAATAACGGCAACCAAAATGGGTACAAGCCACGATTCCATTTAAATCCAACGAGTCCCGACAGGTTCAGCCGTTATACCATTGGCAGCAGCATCAGACACAGTTTTACGCTGGATTTCCCCAATAGTAGGACCACTAAAAACTTCTTTTCCGTGTGTGAAACCAATACGAATGCCACGAATGTGGCATTTAAAACAAACTTCACCCCGTTTTTGCTTGACTTCGTGTGCTATTTCACCACAATCAGTACAAATAAATCGTTTTACTTCCATAATAATAGATAGTTTGTTCCCTAAAGAGGGTTTTTAGTGTCTCCACGAATATTATGTGCGCCAATTGGCATTTTAGCAGTTCCTTGCTCACTGAAAAGGTGCTGTTCCCACCACAATAGGCTATTTTTGGGTACGGGGGTGTCCCCCCGATACTCGGACAACCAAACATACTTCAACATCTGGTTGGCAATAGCCAAAGACATCGTTCTGTCGTCGTGAGGCGACCCTGAAGTCTTTCCGTTGTCCTTGCGAACATAAGTACGCAACTCTCCAATGGTTTTGTAGCAGTAAATGGTTAGTTCGTCGTTACGGATAGCAGCCGATAATTCGTCAATACACAACGGTTTAGTAACCGTTGTGGTTTTCCAACCCATAGTTTCAGTAGCCTGAGGGCTGCGTTGAGTAATTTTACGCTGACGGTAAAGATTACGGTAGCCAGCCCGTTGGGCAGCCTTAATTGTGGTTAAACCGTGGTTGTTTGATTCAATACATAACAAAGCCTGATTATACCACCAAGCCAAATCAGCCAGAATTTCGCCAAACACATCAGGTTCACAATGTCCGTGCCAATGAGCCATAACTTCACCAGTTGTGGCATCTATAATGTGGGCAGAACTATAATCACCATAACTAAGTCCTTCAGCGACATCAGCCCCAATACAGTACACACTATCAGGACTAGGAAAACCCCAAATGCTAAGAGGACCATCTTCTTCCTCACGGAACTCATAATTCTTATCAGAATAAGTATGCAAATATCCCTCAAGAGGTTCAATAGTGGCAATAGCATCCAACAAGTCAGTGTCAAATACAGGGTTACCTGATTTGACGAAAGCCTCTTCAGGGCTGCGAGGATATTCTTGATGCAACTGCCACGACTGCATATTCTTTGACTTAACTAGGTACCAGTCCTCGTCACGGTCACCAGCAGACCAAGGAAAAAAGATTCCTTCAAATTGGTTTGTTCCCGTTTGGGAACCAACCCACATTTGGTGAAAGAAGTTACCTGAACCGTTTGCAGTGGACAACCCGATGACACGCCCACCGACATCGGCAATAGGTTCAATAGAAGCCCACGCTTCCTCAGGGTTAGGAAGGAAAGCCCATTCGTCAACAATAACCAAATAAACAGATTCACCACGAGCAGGGTCAGAACCACTAGGCAACGATTCAATAGCAGACTCATTCTCAAACATCATCTTCTGCTGATGGTCACTGGTCTGTTTAGGTCCTCGTTCTTTCATCCACTGAGGAAGAAACCTGAAACCATATTTAGATTTAGCAAGCAACTTAACAGATTCTCGTTCGGTACGGCTCAACATAACAACAAAACGGTCAGGTTGAAAAAACACTAACCAAAAAGCGTATGCAGCAGCCAAAGTGGAGAAACCAATTTGGCGTGCTTTCAAGACAATACTGTAGCGTTCAGACATCCAAGTTTCCATTGTTTCTGTTTGTGCTTCACGCATAGTGAATTTGATACGCCCTTTTTCGGGGTGTTTAATGTACCAGTAGTTTTCGCAGAAGTAAACGAATGCTTCTAGTTGTTGTTCAACGGTTGCGTTTTCTGGTCCACGACATAAACGCCATTCTCGTTCGTTAATTAATTGTTGTAAATCCATCAAGTATTCTTTTTTTGTTTATAAATAATCTAAGTTGATTATGAACATAAGCACCCACAGTAGCGTGTACATACAAAGTACAATGTTCAATTATTCGTTCAGTTTCAGTCAATTCCCAATCTTGAGGAATTTGATAGTATTCCTTAAAACGCAAAATACCTTCATTGAGTTCTTTATATTCTGCTTCTAAAACTTCTTCAATGTCCCACAGCCCTGCATAAAGTTCACACAACGAAGATAAAGAACTAGAAGCCATTTTTTTTCTTACAAAAGTAATCAACTCAGGTTTGTTAGCAACAATATCAGCAGGGCGAAGCCTTGCTGTATTGCTGCCTTTCAAATAGTTTGCAACCTGCATATCTGATTGATTATCTACAAGGTCAGGAGTGAAACCAAAAAAATCTAGAAACTTTTTTGCTTTGACAGCAATATCTTGTGTACTGTTAAATGGTTCTTTGGTAACTTCGGACCATTCATTTAAAAGTTTAAAGGCTTCTGAAAGAGTAAGACCTACACACGGAACTTCTGAATTGTTTTTATATTTTTCACGAATGTCCGTGTCATCTTCCAAATGAACATAAATTAAATAACCAACATTATGTAACGACATAATTGTTTCGTATGCTTTAATTTTGTTTATTGTTGGAACAATGCGCCCATTTTCTTTTACAAAACTATGTGGACCATATAAAGTGTTGTCACAACGCCATTCTACTTCAGGGTCAAAAAGAGCCTTAGAATCACAGAACACAAAAAAGCCTTGGTCGGTATTTTCAATGTCGGTGTCATAAACATCAACAAGTCGTTCCCACGGTGTCATATTTATCATTTCTTCAACATTGTCGTGTTTAGCAATTAAACAACTATTTCCAGCATATTTAAAAGGATGTGCAAAAGCGACAAGTAATTTACCATTTTTCATAATAAACAATTCAGCATCTTCAAATGCTTCATCACCAGCAGGTGTGCGTCTAAAGATTTCTATAGATGTTGCTGTAATGTTGTCTAAAACATAAAACAAGTGATTTCTAGATAATGCGTATATGTCAAAGTTTTTTGCGTTAATCATTTCTTTTCCTTAAGGTCCGTAATACTTAAATGTTACACCACCAGCAAGTCCTGCACCAAACCAGCCTTCGCCACCACGAGCGACAACAACTCCACCAGCAGTAACGGAACCGTTAGAGCCGTTAGAAGCAGTACCTCCACCACGACCACCGTTGCCACCGTTCAAACCGTATAGACCTCCACCGTTACCACCGTTTCCTCCACCGTCAGGATATGTGGCGTTGGTACCAGCAGAGTTAATGCCACCACCACCACCACCAGCGTAACGGCTATAATCAGTTGAGTAAATAGGGCTATTAGGGTTGTTACAAGTGCAGTATAGAATACAGTTTCCTAATTTATCAACGGAACAACATCCACACGATGGGTCTATCCATTGATTGTAACCTGATATGTATGTATAACCATAGTTGCCTGTACCACCAGCATAAGAAGGGTTATCTCCAGAACCAGCAGCACCACCGTTAGACAACCAGTTCGCTACACCACCTCCACCAGCCGTGTAGGTTGTGTTGCCAACAACAAGGGTTGTTGCACCACCATTTCCTCCACCACCTGCGCCTGCGCCACCATTGCCTCCTGCGCCACCAGCACCAATTGTTCCAGAAATGTTTTGAGTTCCTGTATCAGAAGAAAGTTTGGTAGAGGCAAGCCTGTATCCACCACCACCACCACCTGAATAGTTAGCACCTCCACCACCACCATAAATAAGCATTTCATAAATAGTTGGGGCTATTGCCGAACCACCAGTTGGCGTGATAGAAGGTACATTTACAGTGTAGGAACCAGCCGTAGTATTTAAATAAGTTTTTAGACTCCAAGTAGTAAAAGATGTTGACGCAGTAGTCACAGTACCAATACTGTTGCTTATAACAGCACGCACATAATATGTAGTGTTCACACTTAAGCCAGTTACATTATAATAAACAACAGATGATTGGGCAGTAACAGGAGAGCCAGTAGCAGTTACCTCTGTATAGGAAGCAAAGTTGTTGGTTGTGTTGTATTGAAATTTAACTGTAGTGCTTTGATATTCGGCACTTACGATAGCGTTAAATGTCGCTCTGTCTTGATTAAAGTTAGTGACAGAACCAAGCAAAATGGTTGGCAATGAAGTAGTGCTTGCAGAAACTATACCTCGGTGACGAGCCATTATGCACTCAAATCGCCCAGAAGGACATAACTGTTAGTGCCTATACAGAATAAAGTAGCAGAAGAATACTGCGCACGAAGTTTCAACGCTGGTGTGCCAACAACAGTTGCACCACCAGCAGCAACAGTAACTTGACCAGCACCAAGTGCTAATAGGTCAAGACTTTGACCAGCAGTAAAACCAAGAGAAGTGCCCACAGTCACAGTTACGGCTGAAGCGTTATTTAATGTAACCATTTTACCTAGGTCACCTGCAAGTAACTGGTAAGTTGTCCCCGTCTGTGTATTCACAGTTTGAGTAGAGTTAAATCCACCAGTAGCACCAGTTGCCCCTATCGGACCTGTAGGACCAGTCGGTCCAGCAGGTCCAGTGGCACCTGTAGCACCTACA